CAAGAAGTATCTGATTCTTGATGAGGCAGACTATCTAAATCCACAGTCAACGCAACCAGCCCTTCGTGGGTTCATTGAAGAATTCCACAAGAACTGTGGGTTCATCCTAACCTGTAATTACAAGAATCGTATTATCCCTGCACTACAATCTCGTTGTAGTGTGATTGACTTTGTGATTCCTAATGCAGAGAAGGCAAAACTTGCACAGCAATTCTTCAATAGAGTTATAGAAATACTCAATAAGAATGAAATCAAATTTACTGAAAAGGTTGTTGCAGAACTAATAAATAGTCATTTTCCAGATTGGCGTAAGGTATTAAATAATCTTCAACGGTATTCTATATCTGGTGAGATTGATGCTGGTATTCTAGTAAATCTTGGTGATAAAAACATCAAAGACCTTATGACCATGATGAAGAAAAAGGAATTCACCAATGTTCGCAAATGGGTTGTCGATAATCTTGATAATGATTATGATAAGTTATTTCGTGCTGTTTATGATAATCTTTATGAGTATATGGATTCTAACAGTATTCCTCACGTTGTTATCATCTTGGGTGAATATCAGTATAAGTCAGCTTTTGTTGCTGATCAAGAAATTAATATGATGGCTTGCCTAACTGAGATTATGGGGAGAGCAAATTTCAAATGACCGAGCCTACTAGAATTCCCCTTGTTAGGAATGAGGTTGTAAGTTATGACTTCAATATATCTCGCCCTATCTTAGTTAAGAATATACTTGATAAGGTTAGTGTAGAGTTGCATAACAGTCTAAAACAAATCATTCTTAAAACAGGCGATGAATGGAAGGGTCAGGCAACAATTGTTCAAGCAAATATAACTAATCTTAACATGCATGAACGTCACGATGAATTTAAGAAATTGTGTGATATAATAATTCCATATGCTGAGAAGATGGGTTCAACACCTATCAAGTGCAGAACATCTGATTGTTGGGGTGTGTTATATAATAGAGGACAATTTTCTGTGGCACATGCTCACTGGCCAAATGTATGGTCTTGGTGTTATTATATTGATACACCCAAAGGATCAAGTCCATTAGTTTTTCCTGATGGTAAAGATGGAAACCATTATGTATTTCCAGACTCAGGAGATGTAGTTTTGTTTCCTGCTTGGGTTAGACATGAAGTTCCACCATATGCATGTGATGAAAATAGAATTTTAGTTGCTGGAAATTTAGAAAGAATTCCTTATCGGGAATTACCAAAACCGAGCTTATTAGCTCTACTTGCGAGGTCTGTTTAAAATGATATGTGAAATTTATGATGACTTATTAGAGCCTCATGTTGCTGAACTTATTGATGCTCAAATTCGTAACGTATATTGGAAATATGATTATAACTCAAATAAAAAAATAGGGATACAACCACATTGGCATCATCTTTGTGGTCATGATGAAGAAGGTGTTATTGCAAATAATTTTGGTTATCTTCTGCCTATATGGACAGCTGCAGCACATAAACTGCAATTAGAAAAGTACTATAAAATAACCGAATGGAAGCGTTTGTATTTGAATGCTCATACTAATGGTGTAGAACCACATATGCATGTAGATGATGGTGATTTTACGATGATGTATTATCCAAAGTTAGATTGGAAACCAGAGTGGCTTGGCGGTACTGCAATTTGGGATGATGAATGTAAAAATATTGATAGATATTGTAACTATATTGGTAACAGATTATTAATTTTTCCTGCTAGAAATTATCACCAAGCAATGCCTGTATCTAAATTTTGTTATGAGTTAAGACCTGTTGTTGTTTTTAAATTATTTGTTAAAGATGGAGCAAATATTGACAGACTTGATTTTTACAAAAAAGATTGATTTTCTAAAATCTTTGGGATGTGATTCTGTAGGACATAAGAATCAAACTTTATTGAGCCATCTTATAGGAGTTCATGATTTGTTGAAAGAGTGGGATGCTCCAGAATACTTACAGGATGCTGGATTATTTCATTCTGTATATGGAACAACATATTTTAAACCAAAGATGACTGTAGATAGGAATGCTGTTTGTCAACTAATAGGTGAACACGCTGAAGCAATTGCAGCTATATTTTGTTTTCTTCCTGCTCCTAGACTTAATGGTATATATAAAGAAGAGAATGAATTATTAAGAAATGATCTGATTTTATTAAATAGTGCAAATGTGGAAGACATTTCCTCAAAGAGCATGATGACTTGGGAAGAAGCATATAATGTATGAATTGAAAGTTAAAGATGGAACGTATAAAGCAGACAGTTGGATTTCGTTGTGGTGGACAGTATTTTGCCATCGCCTTTCACACTTTTGTAGGGGTGAAGGATTTGCTGACTAATGTATGAATTGAAAGACTATCTTAATGCAGTAAATCACACAAAAGAAAACTTGCTTGATACAGAAGATGAAGATTGGGAGAAAAAATATCCCCCATTTATCGTCAATAAATGCGTTGCTCCATTCCCTGATACTGTTATGTTGGTGAATGAGATTAATCAACTACCACATTTAGATAAGAAACTCCAGTTTGATTTTTTGATAAATAGTCTAAGACCAAGAAAAAGGTACACCCCTTGGCTGAAGGCGATGAAATTAGAGAATCTAGAGTATGTTAAAGAGTATTATGGTTATAGTAATGAAAAAGCAAAATCCGCTCTTGATATATTGACTGATGAACAAATTTCTGCTATAAAAAGAAAATTATATAAAGGTGGAAAAGATGGATGATATTAAATGGACACAGGAGCATATGTTAGAAATAGGTTTGAAAGAACCTGATGACTTCCTAAAGGTGAGAGAAACTTTATCACGAATTGGAGTGGCCTCTCGTAAAGAGAGAAAATTGTATCAGTCTTGTCACATATTGCATAAACAAGGTAGATACTTCATTGTACATTTTAAAGAGTTGTTTGCACTTGATGGAAAGAATACTAATTTATCCGAAAATGATATTGCAAGAAGAAATACAATTGCTAATCTATTAAAGGATTGGGGATTGATCAATGTTATTGGAGATTCATCTGAAGTAGCTCCACTTAGTCAAATCAAAGTACTATCATTTCGTGAAAAAGATGAGTGGACCCTTGAAACTAAGTATAACATTGGAAAGAAAAAAGAAGTATAATGGAACAATTTAAGTCATTCATCACAGAGGCAAAGGAACAAAAAGACAAAATTACTGTCTTAATTCTTACTGCATCAAAATTAAAAAAACCAGAAGTTGTTACTGGTATGTTGTTGTCTGTATGTGAAGAACTTGGATTGCCTTGTTATAAAATTGTCACCAGTGAAGCTTGGGTTTCAGAAAATGATATTGAAAAGTCAACCGTGTCCATCAAAAACTATGATGGTGAAGAAAAAGATATTTCAGTAAAAACTTCTTCTACTGTTGTATTTGTTCGTGCGGGTGCTTTAGAAACTGAGATCGGCCTTGCTCTGTTGGGAACCTTACAAAATGCTGGTTGTATGATGATTAATGATCGTGATGGAATGTTGACATGCGATAACAAAATGTCATCCTATACTGCCTTTGAGCGTAGTAACATTACTACACCTCGTACATCATTGGTGAATAATGAAAAAAGTATTGTTGATGCTCACGAACGCATCGGCGGCAAGTTTCCTGTCATTATCAAAACTCTAACTGGTACACAGGGTATCGGAGTATCTAAAGTTGAAAGCATGGAATCTATGATGAGTGTTATTCAGTCATTGTGGAAGTTTAATGCTCCGTTGATTATTCAAGAGTTTTTGAAAATTGATTTCGACATTAGAACTATTGTTTTTAACGGTAGGATTCTAGCATCAACCAAGAGAATTAAACCAGAAAAAGATTTTCGTTCCAATAGACACAGGGGCGCAACTACTGAGCCTTACACATTAAGTGATAAGGAAAAGGAAGAGATCATCGCAGCGGCAAGATCAACAGGTGCCTATATGTGCGGCGTTGATCATGCTATTGTTGGTGGGAAGATATACGTTCTGGAAGTGAATGGTTCCCCCGGACTTGGTTCAAAATTCCAGAATTATGATATTACGCAAGTACCGCAAGTTCCTACAAAGGACGAAGGTATCATAAAATATATGGTTGAATATCTACAGAATCCCCTACATAGAAGGTTTGCTTTTAATCAAGAATCTGGATTTCATGAAACTCTTGATATAGAGGGTTATGGACTCATACGATCCAAGTTTGATACTGGTAATGGTACGAAGGCATCTATGCTTATCGTTGACAAATTGGATGTGCAGGGTAAGACAGTTAAGTGGGGAAAAAACGGTAAGAAGTTTACTAGTAAATTGCAGGGTATTTCAAAACCAACTCATATCGGTAAGATGGCTGAGCGCCCTATAGTTCATGTTAATATCAAATTCAATAACATGAACTATATTGATGTTCCTATCGGTCTTCAAACTGAAGATGCTGCAAGCACATTCCTTATCAATAGAGATTTGCTAACACGTTTTAAAGTTTCGGTGAATCCAAATCGTAAATTTGTTTTGTCTGATTGGTCAGAACGAAGCGATTCAACAGACGAAATAGATTAAAATAATCCTTGACAAATCTACAGAAACCTGATATACTCTTATAATGAACTTTTATACCAATGTCCTGCAATATGGAAATTCCATTCTTGTCCGTGAGGTCAGGAATGGCGAACGCACTTCTCGTAGAGTCAAATATGAACCCACACTATTTGATCTAGTCAATACCCGTGAGGAGACTGGATACAAAACTCTGGACGGTAAGAGTGTTCAGCCGCATAAGTTCGAATCCATCAAGGAAGCCAAAAATTGGGTTTCTAATCGTGAAAACCAAGATATTATCTATGGTAACACACAGTATCCCTATTGCTGGATTGCTGATGAGTATCCCAAACAGGTTGATTGGGACTTGGACCAGATGCTCATGGTCACCATCGATATTGAGGTGGAGTGTGAGAATGGATTTCCTAAGCCTGAAGATGCAGCAGAACCTATGCTGTCTATCACCATCAAGAATCACCAGACCAAAGGTATCGTTGTGTGGGGCATTGGTGAGTTCGTCACTGATCGTGAGGATGTAACTTACGTTCAGTGTGAGAGCGAGGTTCATCTGTTGAAGGAGTTCCTAGTATTCTGGGAGAACCATACGCCGGATATTGTTACAGGTTGGAATACTGAGTTCTTCGATATTCCCTATCTTGTCAATCGTATTCGTAATGTCTTTGATGAGGAAGAGACGAAACGTCTGTCCCCTTGGAAGAACGTGTTTGCCCGTGAGGTATATAAGATGGGACGCACTCATCAAACATACACCCTTGACGGTATTTCTGCACTTGATTACTTTGACCTGTATCGAAAGTTCACATACACCAATCAGGAATCCTATCGCCTTGACCATATTGCGTTTGTGGAGCTGGGTGAACGTAAGGATGGTAATCCTTTCGAAACATTTCGTGAGTGGTATACCAAGGACTATCAGTCGTTCATTGAATACAACATTCAAGACGTTGAAATTGTTGACCGCCTTGAAGACAAGATGAAACTGATTGAGCTTGCATTGACGATGGCGTATGATGCAAAGGTCAACTTTACAGATGTGCTTGGCACAGTGCGTTACTGGGACATAGTGATTTACAACTATCTGCGTGAGAGGAACATTGTGATTCCTCAAAAGTCAGATAATAAGAAGGTAGAGAAGTTCGAGGGGGCTTATGTAAAAGACCCACAGGTGGGTATGCATAACTGGGTTATGTCTTTCGACTTGAACTCCCTGTATCCACATCTTATTATGCAATACAACATCTCACCAGAGACTCTGATGAATGGCGACATCAAACCTGTAGAGGGAATGGTAGATAAAATTCTAGAAGGGGGTAGGGTCGAGAATGATACTGAGTATTGTAAGACACCAAATGGTGCGCTCTTTCGTAAGGATAAACGAGGGTTCTTGCCAGAACTAATGGAAGGTATATACAATGATCGTGTCAAATATAAAAGACTTATGCTCGACGCTCAACAAGAATATGAGAACACTGGTGAGAAAACTCTACTTAAAGACATTGCCCGGTACAACAATATCCAAATGGCAAAGAAGATTTCTCTTAATTCTGCGTATGGTGCTATTGGTAATAATTTTTTTAGGTATTTTGATCTCTTGGTTGCCACCGCAATTACAACGAGTGGCCAGTTGTCTATTCGGTGGGCTGAAAAAAGCATCAACATTTATCTTAATAAAATCTTGGAAACTAAAAACGTGGATTACGTTGTTGCTAGTGACACGGATTCGCTATACATTACTTTTGACAGGTTGGTTAATAGCGTGTTCAAAGAGGGATCAGACACTAATACTATTGTCACCTTCTTGGATAAGATTGCAAAAGAGAAGTTGGAACCTTTTCTTGATAAATCTTATCAAGCTCTTGCCAAAGTAACCAACGCATATGAACAGAAGATGGAGATGGGTCGTGAGGCCATCGCTGACAAGGGTGTGTGGACTGCTAAGAAGAGGTACATCCTAAACCTGTATGATATGGAAGGTGTGCGATTCAAGGAACCTAAACTCAAGATTATGGGTATTGAAGCAGTCAAGTCATCTACTCCGGCACCCTGTCGTGCAAAGTTGAAGGAAGCAATCAAGATCATCATGGATGGTGATGAGAAGGAACTCAATAACTTTATTCAAAATTTTCGTGAGGAGTTCATGGCATTGCCAGCAGAAGATATTGCATACCCCCGTTCATGTAATGGGGTGAAGAAGTTTCGTGGTACAGATCGTTTGTTCTTGAAGGGGACTCCCATTCATGTTAAAGGAGCTATCCTATATAACCATCTGGTGGAGAAGAATAAACTGGGCAACAAGTATCCCTATATCCAAGAGGGTGATAAGGTAAAGTTTATTCATATGCAGGAACCAAACATCTATCAGGCCAGTGCATTTTCTTTCATAACAAAAATCC